AGGGCCGTGGCGAACGGATCGGGTTCCGTTTTTGCGAGAACCAATGGACCTGTTAAGCCCACGGGAGAAACGGATCCGAAGGGTGGTGCTGATTTTTGGAAGCCAGTCGGGAGCAAAGACAGAATGCGGGTTGAACTGGACAGCGCGAAATATTGTAATGGATCCGGCGCCCATGTTGATTATGTTTCCAACAGAGCCATTTGCAAAGAGACAGTATCAGCAAAGGTTAAAGCCGTTGTTTGAGGATACGCCAGCTGTTGCAGCAAAAGCGCTAAGCAATAAATCTAGAAACTCTTCTAATGCGATGTTTCTTAAAGAGTTTCAGGGGGATATGTTGATCTCGATTGTGGGAAGTAATAGCGGAAGCGCAGCGCAGGGGATGCCGGCTCAATACTTTTGGGCGGACGAGGTGAGTTCTTTTCCAATGGAGATGGATGACAAGGGAGATCCACTGGAGAATGCGGAAGCGCGACAGACTAATTTTCCTGATCGAAAGACGTTGCTCACAAGTACGCCGGGAACGCGTGGCGCTTGCCGGATCACTTGGGAATATGAAGAGCGATCAGACCGGCGACGATATGCGGCGCTGATGCCGTGCTGCGAGGCGCATGAGTTCTTGGAGTGGAAAGACTTTGTTTGGGATACTGCTGATTCAGATGTGTACTGCAAATGTCCGGCGTGCAATGAGCTGGTGGCGCAGTATCACAAGGGAAGCATGTTGGCTGGCGGGCGGTGGGTAGCGACGGCAAAGGGTGATGGGGAAACGGCTGGCTTCCACCTGCCGGGCTGGTATGCGCCTTATGGATGGCTGAGCTGGGAAAAGATCCGGGATGAGTTCTTGCGGGCCAAGAGTGATGTAAACCTGCTTAAAGGCTGGGTGAACAAGCGAGCAGCGGAAGCATGGGAGGACGAAGCGCTGGCAAAGGTAAGCGCTGACGGGTTGATTGTGCGAGCAGGCGAGTATAAGGCTGGTACGTGTCCGGCTGGTGTGCTTGTGCTTGTGATGAGTGTAGACGTGCAGGATACGTGGCTAGAAGTAAAAGTAAAAGGGTATGGGCGGGGTGATGAAAGCTGGAGGATATGGCATCAAAAGATCGAAGGCGACCCGGCGCAGAGCGACGTATGGGATCAAGTGCTTACTATTTTGCGAACTGACTTCCCGCGGGAAGGAGGCGGCAGTATGCGGGTGCGGTTCTGTGCAGTGGACACGGGTGGACATTACACAGCGGAGGCGTACAACTGGGCAAGAGAAAACAACAGGGAAGGTGTTGTGGCAATCAAGGGCGCGACAAAACGGGACGCCCCATCGCTTGGTAAGGGCAACCAGATTGATGTTACGTTTAGAGGAAAGACAATTAAAAACGGCCTTACGTTGTACATGGTGGGCGGCCATGGCTTAAAACGCACCATCTATAGCAGGTTGAAGATTAAGGAGCCGGGGCCAGGGTATGTGCATTTTGACGACGAGACAACAGAGGAATATTTGGCGGGATTGACAGCGGAGCGGTTACAGCCGCGATACGTGAAGGGTTTCCAGGTGCTGGAGTGGCACTGCCCATCGGGTGCGAGGAATGAGCCGCTGGACCTTGAGGTGTACTGCCTGGCGATGCTGGAGCTGGTAAAGCGCCGCTACAACCGGGCGACGATGTGGGACCAGCTGGAGCGGCAGGCGGAAGGCGGCGGGCGGATTGCGCGCCGCGAGGGGGAGGCGGTGAAGCCGTCAGAAAAACGGGCGGGGTGGATTGAGAGGCCAAGCCGCAGTGAAAAGGTGCGCAGTAAGTGGTTGAGCCGGTAGACTGCAGCGCATGGCCTACACAGCTGCTCAGCTCCAGAGTCTCCGGGATGCCATCGCCGAGGGCGTTCTGCAGGTGCGTTTTAGCGACGGCAGACAGATGACCTACCGCAGCCTGGACGAGATGCGCCGGATCGAACGGAGCATGTCGCTAGAAGTTGAAGGCAACAACCGGCTACCGATTCGTCGGGTTTACTACGGAATGTCGAGGCCGACCTAATGGGCAAGAAGCGCAAAAGCAAAGAAGTTGCGCGGCTGCAATCGCAGCTTGCTAAACGGGTGTTGTCTGAGTTTGAAGCAGCGAAGCAGACGAGGCGAACGGCGAATTGGTGGACGAGTAATAGCGGGCCAAATAGCGATCTTCGCCAGGCGTGGTATTGGCTGGTCAAGCGCCACCAGGACCTAGCGGATAATGATGCTTATGCCTCCCGCGCCATTGGCGTGATCGTCAATAACTGGATTGGCGATGGGATTATGAGCACCCCGCAAGGTGCGACGCGGCGATATTCGCAGGCGTGGAAAAACTGGGCGGAGACACCGGAGTCTGATTTCTATGGTATCCACGACTGGTACGGCAACCAAGCAGTAGGCGCTAGGACCACGGCGGTGCGTGGTGCAGTGTTGGTCCGTAAGCGTGTCAGGCCTGAGCTGTTGGAGCGGTATGGGCTGGTGCCGCTGCAAGTGCAGATGCTAGAGCCTGACTGGCTCGACTTCAATAAGGATAACGGAGTAGACATCTTATTTGGCCAGCAGTTTGATAATAACGGCAGGCTGCAAGGTTACTGGATCCGCGATAACCACCCAGGCGAAAGCCTATTGAGTTCTGGAATCAAGCTACAGAGCACGTTTGTTTCTAAGGAAGAGATCTCAATTCATTTTGACAGCCGCCGTGCTGGGCAGCGAATGGGCTTGCCATTTGGTACGGCGGCCATTTTGACGTTGCGGGACATGGGTGATATACGGGTCGCGCAGCAGATGAAGGATAAGATCGCCGCGTGCTTCTTCGGGGTTGTGTCTGAGCCTGACGGTGAGACCGCCCCTGGTGGAGACCCGATTGGGTTTGACACGATCGAACCTGGCGCGGTGGAGTACCTGGCGCCAGGCCGCAGCTTCCAAGCATTCAGCCCGCCAAGCTCTGGCGATTTTGTGAGCACACACAAGGAGTACGCGAGGGCTGTAGCGGCTGCCTATGAGATCACCTATGAGTCGATGACGGGCGACTTGTCGAACGTCAACTATTCGTCCTTCCGTGGTGGATGGCTGGAATTCAGCCGCCGCATTGCGTACCTACGCGGCAAGGTGTCGGTTCCTGGGATGCTATCGCCGGTGTGCCGCTGGCATGACGAGCTAGCCCAGATGGCGGGCCTACTGCGTGGGCCCATGACGTGGACCCATACCCCACCACGGCGGGAGATGATCGACCCGACCCGGGAGATCCCGGCGCTGATCGATGCGGTACGCGCTGGCATCATGAGCCTGTCTGAGGTCCAGAGGGCCTTTGGCTACGTGCCGGAGGAGGTGATCACAGAGCTGGCGCAGGACATGGAACGAGCCAAGCGGGCGGGCCTTACGCTCAGTGTTGATCCGGGCCTTGTCAGTAATAGCGGCGTGGCACAGGCTCGCCCTGCTGGCGCTGTCTCCTCACCGACCGAGAGCACAGACGAGGAGACGCCTGATTTGTCGGACGCATAGTGGCGGCCTGTTTGTCGTATCATGCGGTTAGCGATTGTGTGGCCATGGTTTTAGGCGTGAGCGTCAAGGCAGCCGGCACCGCCCCGGTGGTGCAGCTGTATGGGGATGTCGGCTTTGACATCCTGGCGGTAGATGTGGCCCTCGCCATGGAATCAGCAGGTGGGCGGGATGTCACCGTCAACCTGTTTTCCTACGGTGGCGATGCGGGCGAGGGGATCGCCATTCACGACATCCTGGCTCGGTACCAGGGAAGGAAAACGGTCGTGATCGATGGCGTAGCGGCTTCGGCCGGATCGATTGTGGCGATGGCAGGCGATCGGGTGGTCATGCCCGAAAACGCCCTGCTGATGATCCATAACTGCTGGAGCATGGCGGCAGGTGACGCGGAGTCCTTGCGGACATCGGCGACGCTGCTGGATACCTACTCGGCCGCATACCGCCGCACGTATGCGCAGCGCACGGGCGCGACAGAAGAGCAGGTAACCAAGTGGATGTCTGCAGGCTCTGGCGCCGGGACGTGGTTCACGGCAGAGGATGCGCTGGCGGCTGGTCTGGTGGATGAAGTGGCAGCACCGGCCCAGGTGCGTGCCAGCGCACCGCGTCTTCCCGCTGATCGCTTCACTTCTCCGCCGGCTGCGTTACTGCAGACATGGGGCGCGAAAGACGATAAGATGAGCCAAGAGGATAGGATTCTGCCACCCTCGCCATTCCCGATGACTACGCAATCCCCTGTTGGTGTTGCGCCTCCGGCCGCCACCGCTGACGATCAAGCCATGGCCGCCGCAACCCACGAGGCTGCGCCAGTCACTCCCCCTACCATTCCTTCTCCTGTTGCCGCCTCCAGTGAGTCGGCAACTGTCCTGGCGCTTCGCCGGGAAAATGACATTCGCCGATGTGCCGCCAAAGCTGGCCTTTCTGCTGAAGCCGTGCAAGCCATGGTTGACAGCGGCAAGCCCTTTGCTGAGGTTGCGGTTGACATCGTGGCCGCCCATGCCTCGGCCGTCGAAGGGCGAGCTGGTGCCGCTGGCCATCCGGCCCGGATCCAGGCAACCCGCCACGAAGGCGATACGGTCATGGCCGGTATCGGCGACATGCTGTACGCCCGAATCAACCCAGGGCACAAGCTGTCTGATGCTGGTAAGCAGTATCGCGGCTTTTCGCTGATGGAATGCGTCCGCATCTATGCGGAATCGCGGGGTATCAGCACCGTGGGCCGGAGTAAGTCTGAGCTGACTGCTATGGCCATGCACAGCACCAGCGATTTCCCGTTGCTGTTCTCCAACCTTGCCGGCAAGGCTCTGGATGCCGCCTACGAGGAGGAGCCCCACACCTACAAGCAGATCGCCCGTCAGCGCAACCTGCCCGACTTCAAGCAGACGGCCGATCTGGTCATGGCTGCTGACATCCTGCCCGAGCTCACCCTCGAAGGCGGGGAGTACAAGTCCGGCACAGTCCAAGAAGCGCAATCGACCTGGCGCCTTTTCACCTACACCAAGAAAATTGTCATTGGCCGCCAGGCGATCATCAACGATGACCTGAGCGCTCTGGAGCGTGTGCCTGAGTACATGGGTCGCGGCTTCCGTCGGCTGGAATCCAACCTGGTGTGGGCGCTGATCAGCGGCAACGTTGTAACCAGCGTCGATAATCAGGTGTTGTTCCACGCTTCCCACAACAACACCGGCACCGGTGCGATCGGTATTGCTGGCGTCAAC